ACCAGTTGCTCCTTGAGAACCAGTTGCTCCTTGAGAACCAGTTGCTCCTTGAGAACCAGTTGCTCCTTGAGAACCAGTTGCTCCTTGAGAACCAGTTGCTCCTTGAGAACCAGTTGCGCCTTGTGCTCCAGTTGCTCCTTGAGCACCAGTTGCGCCTTGTGCTCCAGTTGCTCCTTGAGCACCAGTTGCGCCTTGAGCACCAGTTGCGCCCTGAACACCAGTTGCTCCTTGAGCACCAGTTGCGCCTTGTGCTCCAGTTGCTCCTTGAACACCAGTTTGACCTTGAAGACCTTGTGCTCCTTGTGCGCCTTGTGCTCCTTGTGCTCCTTGTGCGCCTTGTGCTCCTTGTGCGCCTTGTGCTCCTTGTGAACCTGAAGCACCAATATTGCCTTGACTTAAAGATGTTCCGTCTTGAAAATAAATTGTCCCAGTGCGTAATAATGAATTACCATTTAAATCAATGTGACTTGCAAATATTTCTTTTGAATTAGGCTGACCACTATAATTATTTATATTCAATTGTTCATTATTTGAAATATAGGCTCTAGTTACATTATTTGTAGCAGAATAATTTAATCCACCATATCTTCTAAATGTTGACATTAATATAACAAGTTTTTTTATTATTCTTCTTTATATTAAATATTTTTTTATGTAGGTGAAATTTTACCTACATAAAAAATTTATTTTAAAAATATCCAAAAAATATTTAGCTATATTAATGGGGTACAATATTGAGATATCGGTAAATTTGAGAAAGCATTCTAAATTTTCTGAAATTGAGAGCATTATTCAAGAGAATGCTGAGTTATTTGGTAGTGAAAGTATTTATTCAATTTCAGAAGAAGATGGTGCATCAAAAATACCAAGATATCATTGTATTTTCATAATAAATTTTTTGGATGAAAATATTGAAAATTTTGTCAAATTTATTAAAATTATAAAAAAAAATAAATTAGGATATATTGAATGCATTTATAATAATAATATTTGTAATAGTAAATTAGTATATGCTTCTTCATATTATTTAAATAATATTGATAAAGAAATATCAATTAAATACAAAAAGTTTATTAATGACAAAAAATATACAATAAATGAAAATAAATTAATCAAAGAATTTATCAAAAGTATTTGAGTTGCTTTTATAAATTCGTTTTTTTGTTTTTCTCTTATTATTTTTTTTAATTAATGCACCCTCTAATACCATTGGTTTAAAAAAATCATCTTTTAAACGTTGTTCTAGTGATTTTTCAATAGTTGGTATAGAAAAGAGTTCCATTAAATCATTATTATTCAAATGAATATTATAAAATTCTTTTGATCCATTGTTATTAATATCCAATAATAAATTTGCTTCATTTCCATCAAAATTGGTTTGCCATTTCATTTCATTTTGAGATTTTTTATTATTCTTATTAATGAATGTCTTTGTATATCCAAAACTTTGAACATAAGTAGTCATATTAATATATAATTATAAATTAAATTTTAATATGACTACTTATTTATTTTATAAAATTTTTAAAACTTTAGTAATTTATAAATAAAAAAAATATTGTATCTTGATATAATGGAATTAAATATTAACGAATTAAATACTGATTTTGAAAACGACGATTATTATAACTATTATTTAAATAACGATTTTGAAAACGAAGATTATAACGATTATTTAAATAATGATTTTGAAAACAATACGTATGAATCTAATAACGATTTAACTTCAATTTCTAAATTAGAAAAAATACCTGAAAATAATTTTATTAAAAAAAAGACAGTGCGATTTGATAACAATTTTTCAGCTAATATTCCATCAATTCCTAAAACGAATGCAAGAATGGTTAGACCAACTGCACAATCTACGGAACCTAAAATTTCATACGATGATATTTTAAACAAAATGGGAATGTTTGTATTAGATGGCAAATTACATTTAAAAGATAATCAACATTCAAAAAATAATAATTTACAAAATAGTAATTTACAAAATAATAATTTACAAAATAGTAATTTACAAAATAGTTATATTTACAATAAATATTTTAAAGACGAAACTCAACAACAAGAACAAATTAGAAAGCCAAGAACATTAATGGAATATAGAATAATGTTAATAAAAGATATGATCCAGAAAAAAAGAATTAATGAAATCAAATCAAAAAAATTATTATTGCCTTCATCAAATATTAATCTATCAACTAGAGGAGAAATGAATAAATTATTTAATTTTTCTAAAAGATAAAAAATCAAATATTTATATAATTTATTATTATATGGAAAATAATAATAAAACAAAAGAAATGAAATTAGATTTAACTGGATTTTTAAAAAAAAAAAATACTACATTGAAGACAGGGTCTTCTTCTTCAATAACAAAAAGAATAAATTGTAAAAAAGGAACAAAAAAATATAAGCCATTGGGGCCAGGATGTTTTACAAAAGAGGAAATTGATAATTTTAAAATAAATAAACTAACAAAATTAAAAACAAAAATAAAAAATAAAAAAACAAAAAAAAATATTGAATTAATCATCAATGAACACGTAGAACCAGAAATAATAGAAGAACTAGAAACAATACTTTCTGATAAAAATTTAAAGATTTCCCCAGAAATTAAATCAATGGAAAAAAGATACAATGAAGAATTTATTGAATTAATGGAAAAACTTAGTTCTATTATGATGAAACAAGGTGAACCATTTAGGGCTAGAGCCTATCAAAAAGCACAAGAAACCCTAATGAATTATCAAGATTCAATAACTAATCCAGATCAGTTAAAAGGTCTTCCAGCTATAGGAACTACAATCATGGAAAAATTAAAAGAATATGTTCAAACCGGCACGTTAAGAGTTTTAGAAAGAGAAAAAAATAATCCGATTAATATTTTAGCAGATATTTATGGCGTAGGTCCAAAAAAAGCAAAAGAATTAGTTGAAAAGGGAATAAAAACAATAGAAGATTTAAGATTAAAGCAAGATGATCTATTAAATGATGTTCAAAAAATAGGTTTAAAATATTATGAGCAGATTCAGGAAAGAATTCCAAGATCTGAAATTGATGAATTCAAAATTCTTTTAAAAACAAATTTTGAAAAAGTTTCCTCTAATTCCAATGATGATAAATTTGAAATTGTTGGTTCCTATAGAAGAGGTGCTTTAACATCTGGAGACATTGATGTAATTATTACAGGTAAAAATGGAAATATCTATAAAAATTTTATAGACGAGTTAATTAAAAATGGAATTATTTTACATGTATTATCAAGAGGTTCTTTTAAAACATTAGTGATAGCAAAATTACCTGGACAAAATAATCTTGCAAGACGTGTTGACTTTCTTTTTACACCAGAAAATGAATATCCATTTGCTATTTTATATTTTACAGGATCTAAAATGTTTAATACCGTAATGAGACAAATTGGTTTAAATAAAGGGTTTACATTTAATGAACATGGTATATATAAATTAGAAAATAAGAAAAAAGGAGAAAAAGTAGATCAAAATTTCAATTCGGAAAAAGATATATTTGATTTCCTAGGTTTACAATTTAAAACCCCAGAAGAAAGAAAAGATGGGCGGGCTGTTATGGCCTACATGGATGTAGGCGAAAATAATAAATTAAAAGACAATAATGTAGTTAATGTAGGTGAAGTAAACAATGTAGCAAAACCTTCTAAACCTTCTAATGAGGTAAAAATCAAAAAGAATAAAACTCTTAAAAACAAACCTATTCAATCAAATATTATAAGCGACTCAGACATTATTCAAATCGTAAATGATTTCAAAAATAATGGAATCTCTGTTATTGAACCACTTTCAGAAGAAGTTCTAACGGATATTATTCGTTTTTCTATTACTAAATACCACAATGATACTCCAATTATGACTGATAATCAATATGATATTATAAAAGAATTTTGTGAAAATAAATTTCCAAATCATCCTGTATTTACAGAAATTGGCGCTGAGGTAGAACGAAATAAAGCTGATCTTCCATATGAAATGGGTTCTATGGATAAAATAAAACCTGATACTAATGCCTTAAAAATCTGGACAAGCAAGTTCAAAGGCCCATATATATTATCGTGTAAATTAGATGGAGTAAGTGGATTATATACAACTGAAGGTTCTAAACCCAAACTTTATACAAGAGGTAACGGTAAAATTGGACAAGATGTTTCTCATTTAATACCATTTTTACGTTTACCTAAAAATAAAGATATAGTATTAAGAGGTGAATTTATTATACCAAAAACTATCTTTTTAGAAAAATACAAAACTAAATTTGCCAATCCTAGAAATATGGTTGCTGGAATTGTTAATCATAAAACAATTAGTGATTCAGTAGTAGATTTACATTTTGTTGTGTATGAAGTCATTGTTCCTGAACAAAAACCATCTGAACAAATGAATTTTTTAACATCTTTAAACGTGGAACGAGTTTTATATCAAACTGAAAAACAATTATCCAATGAATTATTATCAAATTTACTAAAAGAGTGGAGAGAAACATATATGTATGAAATAGATGGAGTTATTGTTACAAATGATGAAATTTATCCTCGTAAATCCGGTAATCCCGAACATTCAATTGCTTTCAAAATGATTTTATCAGACCAAATTGCCGAAGCAAAAGTTGTTGATGTTATTTGGACACCAAGTAAAGATGGATACTTAAAACCTCGTGTAAGAATTGAACCTTTAAATCTAGGAGGAGTAAATATAGAATATGCTACAGGATTTAATGCAGCATTTATTGAAGATAATAAAATAGGAATAGGTGCAACTATTGAGTTAATTAGAAGTGGAGATGTTATTCCTCATATAAAATCTGTAATTACACCTGCAGAAAAAGCAAAAATGCCATCGGTTCCTTTTAAATGGAATAATACACATGTAGATATTATGCTTGAAGATGTTTTAAATGACCCAACAGTATTAGAAAAAAATATAACTGGGTTTTTCAGAGGAATAGGCGTTGAGGGTTTAAGTTCAGGAAATATTTCAAGATTAATTAAAGCAGGGTATAATACTGTTCCAAAGATTATAAAAATGAGTGAAAATGACTTTTTAAAAGTAGAAGGATTTAAAAGTAAAATGGCTTCAAAAATTTACAATGGTATTCAAGACGCTTCTAAAAATTCATCTATAATCACATTAATGGCTGCATCAAATATATTTGGAAGAGGGTTTAGTGAAAAGAAGATGGAATTAGTATTAAATAAAATACCAGAAATTCTTATTTCAAATGATTCACGAAATAATAAAATAGCCAATGTTACATCTGTAAAAGGAATGGCTTTAAAATCAGCCGAAGCATTTGTAGATAAAATAGAAATATTTAAATCATTTTTAAAAGAATGTGGTTTAGATGATAAATTAATTGAACTTCCAAAAAAAAAACTAGTTGATGAGTCAAACCCATTATATTTAAAAACTATTGTTTTAACAGGAACACGTGATAAAGAAATAATAGAATTTTTAAAAAATAAAGGAGCTATTCAGGGATCATCAGTTAGTAAGAATACATTTTTACTTATAGCAAATTCAAAAGAAGAAGATACTGGAAAAGCAGAGGAAGCAAGAAAATTGAATATTCCAATATTAACTAGTAATGAATTTAAAGAAAAGTTTTTTTTGTAAGAAATGTTAAAATATTTTAATGGGTTAATATTATAAAATGGTAAATTTTGGTTATAATATTAATATAAATACAAATTATGTAAAAATTTCAATCATTTTTATAATTATTTTTTTGGTTGTTAGTATTATTTTATTTATTATACTAAGTTTCACAATTTTAAAATTTTTCAAAATAGCAATAGACGATAATACAGTATTTTTTTACAAATATAATAAAAAATGTCAAAAGATGTTAGATTTATATGGTGATTTTGAAATTAAAAAAATGTATTTAGTCAGGGAACCTATAGGATATTGGATTACGTTAATATTAAACATTTTAACTTTTTTTAATTACAATAAGATGATAAAAGAATCTCAAGATAATTTTCCATATCATTCTTCAATTATTTTTGAATTACAAATGCCAAATAATAAAATAAAACTAGTAACTTTGGAAAAAAGAAATTCTATAAATATAAGTGAAATATTTTTAATAAATCAAAATCAACAATTAAAAACGATCAATTTAAAAGAAAAATATACGATAAATTCCATATTAAAAAAAACTCAAAAAAGAATTGGAAATGAAAAATTTTTTAATTGGCATGTTTATAAGAATAATTGTCAAGAATTTACAAAAGAATTGTTAGTTTCAATAAATAAACATAATAAACAGAATAAAAAATTTGTTTTATGTAGTGATAAGGTTATTAAATTTTTCATTCCATCTGAATTTACAGTGCATTTTATTAATTGTATTTGTGTAATTTTAAATATAACAGAAAAATATTTCCTTGATACATATTTATTTAATTAATTTTTTATTTTTATAACCTATTTCTGATTTGTTCTATTGTTTTATTATTTTTGCTAAAATGTAAATGAATTTTAATTATAATCCACATTAAAAAACTTAAAATTAATAAGGAAAATAGAAAACGTAAAATTTCAAAAAGAGCTATCATATTAAATATCTATAAATAATTATTTTTTAAAATAATATTACACATTTTTACATTTCAAATGCCGATTTTTATAATCATTGCTTGCACGTTTAAAAATATATATCATATATAATATATAATGGAAACTTATAAAACCATTGTTGAAACAGCATTTTTAAATGCCGAAAATAATATTTCAAAAATTACAAATGATATTATTAATATGGAAGGTATGTCTGGAACAAAAACCAGACATTTTTATAATAATTTACTAAACACAGAAAACGCAAGATATTTAGAAATAGGAACTTGGAAAGGTAGTTCTGTATGTTCAGCTATGTTTGGAAATAAAGCAAAGGTAATCTGTATAGATAATTGGAGTGAATTTGGAGGTCCTAAATCTGAATTTTTAGTTAATTTTGAAAAATTCAAAGGAGAAAATGAAGCAACATTTATTGAGAATGATTGCTATAAAGTAGATGTTTCTGTATTACCCAAATTTAATATTTATATGTATGATGGAAATCATACGAATGAAAATCATTATAACGCATTATTACATTATTATAATTGTCTAGATGATATATTTATTTTTATAGTAGATGATTGGAACTGGAAAGATGTTAGAGATGGAACAATTAACTCTATTCAAAAGTTGAACTTAAAAGTATTATATGAAAAAGAAGTTAGATTAACTTGGGATAATTCTCATACTAGCCAACCACAAGCAAAAGATACTTGGTGGAATGGAATTTATGTTGCCATTTTACAAAAATAATCGGCGTTTGAAATGTAAAAAGGTGTAAAAACAATTTTCCAAATCAAATTCTATAGGTTTAAAATTCCAAATCAAATTCTATAGGTTTAAAATCTATTTTTAAATAATTAAATAAATTATTTTTTATTCGTCCTAAACTAGCGTCTTGATTAAAACTCATATTCATTAATTTTATAATTGCTTTATTAAATAATTCTGATATTTTATCATTATCTTCTATTTTATATTGATTATCTAATTTCCATTTTGTTAATACTTTTAACAAACGATTTTGGATAGTCTTTAAAATTAATACCATATCATTTAAAACTAATTGTTTCCATAAAGGTTTTGCGTCTTCATTAAATTCGCATATATAAAATATTCCCATTTTTTGAGTAAAACAACAAATTGGATTAACTATATCATCATTTGAAGATAAATTATCTTCAAATATTTTTTGAACAGTTGAAAATAATGTATTTTCCATTAGATTTTCAAAATGATGTTCTTTTACATTTAATTGAACATTGACCCACTCTAAAAATCCTATTGTAGGATTTATATTATCATTTAACCAAGAAATTACATTTAGCTTTTTCTTCTTTTTTTGAACCCATTTTTCTAATTCTATTATTTTATCTTCCATTTTAATCATTTTTAATGTAGATTCCTGAACTATTTTTACTAATTGTGAATATGTTGGAATATCATCTTGTTCTTCATTATCTATCTTAATTTCTCTTTTTGTTTTTGTTTTGAATTCACATAAAATTTTGTGTTTATCCAATGATGATTTTTTTGTATATTTTTTATTACAAATTATACAAGACAATTTATTTTGATTATCAAAAGAATTCATATCTCAATTTATTTATTACTTAAAAACATTTTTATAAATCAATTTTTTAAAAAATTTAATAATAATTATCTATATAAATGAGTTTTCTAGGTATTAATTTATTAGCTCCTGTATTATTTTATCAAAATCCTATTGATGCTTTTCAAACTTATAATGGATCTACACAAGTAAATGGACTTCCAACTGAATTTAATAGTTGTGGACGACGCAATTTTAATTTGGCAAGTAACTCTCCTGCTTCACAATATCAAATTCAAAAAATTATTCAAAATACTGTTCGTGTTTATGCTTCACTTTATTTATCAAATTTAGCATCATTATCCGCCTATCAAAAACCATTAAATACCTATCAGTTAATTGATCAAGCCGGATCTGCTTATTATGCTCCTCCGAGAGTTAATTGGAATCAAATGAGTGATAGAGCAAGACCTTCTGTTCAATTAGTAAAAACAGGATCTGGTTCAGCTTATGGTGCAAGTAGCACAAAACATACTATAGTTAGAAATAGACCAGGAGCTATGTCACCTGGAGGAATTGGTGTAGACATAAAACATAATTCATATGATCGTTATTTAAATAGATTAAAAGGAAAGGGTCCATTAAGAAGAGGAGTCGTTCCAACAAATTTTACTCCTTATATTCCATTTAATAGAGCAGCGCCAGTTTATGGAGGAAAAACATTTAAAACTAATATTATTAATGATTGTGATTGTCCAGATATAGATGGAGTATTAAAATTAGAAGCTGATAAAAGAATTTATGGAGATGCTTTGAATGCAATTAATGAAAAGATTTTAGCTATAGGATATAAATTTAATGTAGGAGACTTTGTTTGGGTAAAAAAATCGTTAATTGATACAATTTTGTATAAAGCTCAAATTATAGAAATAAAAGGTGATATATTTGTAGTAAAGTTTTTGGATGATGAAACAATTTCTTATAAGTCTTATATTGAATTATATATTTACTTTGATTGTAATTGTATAAATACCTTATCAATTAAAGATAAATTATTATTAGAAGCTTATGCTTATTCAAGAACAAATAATAATTTCTTTAATGAGTCCAATAGTGTTTTTTGTAATATTTTAAGTGCAGCAGCAGCAACTGAAATACTTTAGAAGTAAAATAAAAATATTTGTATAAAATATATATGTCAGGTCGTTTTACTATGAATTTTGATAATTTCAATAAATCTCGTGTTATAAATAATAACTTCAATTCAATTTCTCCTCATATTTCTTCTATTCCAAGTCTCGCTCCCGCTCCTAAACAAATTGGTTTAAATGGTGGTATGATTAATCGTGTATATAAGGCTAAACCTGGTTGTAGTGCATGTGGTAAAAAGGTAGCTTAAAAAATATTTAAAATGTTTATAATATTATTTATATTAACTAATATTATAATGTCAACAAGATTCAATGGATTAATTTTAGAAAATGCGTCTACTAGTAATGTAACTGCATATCCTCAAAATCTATTAAATAGATCAAGTTATTATAAAACTCTATTTGATACTGTTATATTACCATATAACAAACAGTATGATAATTGTAAAAACACATTATGTTATACCCAAAGTAAAGGGACATTTATTTATAAACCACATACTGCTTATGGAATGGTAGGAACCTCAGCGGCAGCTTATTTACATAGGAGAAAAAGATTGTAATAGCCGTTTTTATAGCCGTTAATATAGCCGTAAATCTTTTCGTATGCTAAACGCCGAATTTTTCTAAAAATAAATTCAACGACATTGGATACCAATTTAAATAAATTTCTTCACCATATGTGCTACTACATTCAGTATATATTTGAAATCGTATTTCATTTTTGTTATTAAACTCATTATAGAATAAATATGCTTCCCTCATTTGCCCATAACTCATTATTTCATCATATTTTTCTTCAAATAATATATTCGCAAAATCATCATCATTAAAATTATATATTCTTATCCCAAACATGCTACCATTATTATAAATTCCCATGTTTAATATATTATTATTCAAGTAAATTTTTAAGTTATTTATTAAAATTATTTATTTTAAATTTTAAAGTCTTTAAAATTTAAAATAAATAAATGTTACCATTCTGCATCTAAAAAATATTGATGAATATATTGTATTATTTTTCAGTAACAATATTTTTCCAAAAAGTCAAAAGGGTTTTGGATTTTGGACATTCTTTTTATGTCCATTTTGAGAAAATCCCAAAAGGTCTTGAAAAATACCCCCTGAGTACGACATTTCTTACCATTACGCTTTAAATTTTAAAAATTAGGCAAAAAAAAGTGTTAGCATAAATTTTTTATGTTTTTTTTAAAAAAGGATTTAGGGATTTTTGTGTCATTAATTTATAGTGACAAAATGATTACAATTTCGGATCAAAAATCCCAACACAAATTTGTCTGCGAAAAGTGTGACTATGTATCATGCAATAGCAAAGATTTTAACAAACATTTATCTACTAGTAAACATAAGAATAATGACAAATTAATGACCGAAATAAGCAAAATATATAGTTGTGAATGTGGAAAAGTATATAAACACCGTCAAGGCTTACATGTTCATAAAAAAACTTGTAATTTTAAAACAATTGACTTCCAAAGTCAGCAATATCAAATTATGATTGAAATAATAAAAGATAACAAAGATTTCAAAGATTTTATACTTGAACAAAATAAACAAATGATTGAACTGGCCAAACAAGCCGGAAACATAACTCATACTAACAGCCATAACAAATTTAATATTAACTTCTTTTTAAATGAAAAATGCAAAGACGCTTTAAATATTCAAGATTTTGTTAGTAATTTGGAAGTTGGTATTGAAGATCTTGAAGAAACGGGAAGATTAGGGTTTTCTGACGGCATTTCTAAAATTTTTATCAATGCACTTAATCAACTTGAATTATATGATAGACCATTACATTGTAATGATGCAAAAAGAGAAATACTTTACATAAAAGATGAAGATAAATGGATTAAAGAGGATGAAACCAAACCAATTTTAACAAAAGCTATTAAACAAATTGCACACAAAAATATTAAAAAAATTAGTGATTGGCAAAAAATAAATCCTCAATTCTCCGATCCTGATTCCAAACAAAATGATAAATATTTGAAAATTATTTGTGAATCCATGTCAGGATCTTCCAAGGAAGAATGTGACAAAAATTATGATAAAATTATAAAAAAATTAGTTAAAGAATCTATTATTCCCCTTACTGAAAAATAATGGGTTTCTTTAAATGCCATCATAGAAAAATTAATTAATAATATATTAATTAATTTATTAAAAATGTCATTTATAAAATATAGATAATTTATATTAAATAATGCCAGGAAAAAGAAATTCAGGTTTAGCAAATGATAGGAGAGCGTATATATATAATTATTGTCCTGAACCTTGTCCAGTTCCTTGTTTACCTCCCAAAGGTCTGCTAGGTTATAATGGATATCCAGTGAATCAATACACTAATAATTGTAAATTAAATTCAGTTGAGGCATTATATAGTATTTGGGACTCATATCAATCAACTTTAGCGGCACAATTTTCAACAATACAGAAGTCGGTTTCAGCGCCAGATAATTTAATCAATCCTCCTAGCGGTCCGGCAAACATATTTATAATAAGACATGGAGAGAAAAACTACACAAATTATGGTTTAGACCCAAATGGAATTTATAGAGCATCTCAAATAGCTAATTTTATAAATGATTTAGCAAATAGTGGGTATCCTATATCATATATAATAACATGCCACCCTGACCCATATAATAAAAATGATGGGTCTGGATCCATGCATCCAGAGCACACGGTAACATGTGCTTCTTTTTTATTAAACTTACCACATATAATGTATAGTAGTGCTTCTGATGTTGCGACAACGGCTAAAGCATTATATGATACTGGCATTTATAATGGATTAAATATATTAATATGTTGGGAACATCAAAATATTCAGAGACTATGTTTAGAAATATTAAATGAAGGAAAAAAACAAACAATTCCAAGAATATCGCAAAACAATGCCAACGACTTTTTTAAGGAAACGAATGCTTGTCCTGATGGAAATTATGTAACTACGAACCCCACAAGTCCATTTTACCCATCACAACAACAACAAGTTGATGATAATTATAAAGACTCTCAATATTATCCTTACTGGAATAGTAATAATTATGATTCTGTTTATTGTTTTTATTCTAACCAACCTAATAATACTTTTACTTTTCAAATAAAGTCAGAGCCTTGTATTACATGTTTTAAATCGTGCAAATTAAACATAGGTTTATACCAAAACCCGGCTTATCCATATTATTCTAAAGAAAACGACATAGAAAGTGTGTGTAAAGTTCCAACTGAGTGGTCAGTTTAGTAATATAAAATGTGGTTTTGGTTCCACCTTTTTACACCTTTTTCTCATTTAACAAGTTATGAAAACGCCCATTTTATAGAGCAAAAAATTGATTTAATTTATAAACATTTATAATGAATAAAATACAACATAACTATTATTCAAAATGTATACTGGAGTAAAACGCTGGATTGATATTGAAAAACTTGATTGGATTAGTTTATCAGAAAATCCAAATTCTATTTGTTTATTAGAAAAAAATCTAGATAAAATTGAATGGAATTATTTATCAGGAAATCCAAATGCTATTCCTTTTTCTAGAAAAAAATCTAGATAAAATCAGTTGGCAACTTTTATCAGGCAATACACATATCTTTGACTACTATAATTATGAAGCATTAAAAGAACGAAGTCTTATTTACTGTGAGGAATTGATGCAAAAAGTATTTCGTCCTTCAATAATTCAAAAATATTTAGATATGGGAATTAGTATTGACGAATTAGATGATTGTATTTGATGGACATTTTAAATGAGAAATTGTTTAAGACTCTACTATTTCTTTTGTTTCATTTAATTCCACTATTTCTTTTAGATGCGATGTTTCATTTGTTTCTTCTATTTTTTTCAGATCTTCATAAAACTCTTGAACTTTATTATTTACTCTTATCCTTGTATAATCAAAAGAAGTTAAATATAAACCTTCTAAACTTTTTACTCTTGATAACGCAACATATGTTTGGCCACATTCAAATATACCTGATCCGACATCAACTTCAGCTATATCCATTGTTGCTCCCTGTGATTTATGTATAGTTAGAGCCCATGCCAAAATTAATGGTACTTGTGAAACTCCTATTCCTGGAATAAATTCAGATGGCCATATATGAGGTAACATTGCCATTTGATATCCATTTTTATATTTTACAATAGGATATCCCTGACCATTAACATCAATAACTATTCCCTGTGCTCCATTACATAATATATCTCCATTACTTAAATCTATATTTACTATACACATAACTTGAGAACCTATTTTTAATCTAACCGTTTCATCAGCTCTCAAATTTCCCTTTAAGTATAATAATTCTGATTCTATTTGTTCTTTTGAAAACCCTAATCTTATTGATCTTTCAGTTAAACTCATCTCTAAATCAATGTGAAATTTGACATTATATTCATATTCTTTTGAATCTAATTTAACCATTTCCAATCTATTTATATTATCCACCTGGCTTCTAGTTGGAAATAATTTTGTAGGACGAATTTGTATTTCATCATTAAACTCTTTCCCTACATTATGTAGGAGAATTTCATTTGATGATTGTTTTAAACGCCCTTCACGGATCTGATTTAAAATTCGCTGATAAACTGGATCATTTTGCCTAAATATATGTGTCAAAATTACATGATCTGGCTTTTTAAATGTTTCAAACCAAAATAATGATTCAAAACAAAATTGTGTTGTCTCTAATTCATCTTTATTACCTACAGGCGGTAATTGATAAAAATCGCCAGAAAATATTAATTGTATGCCTCCAAATGGTTTGGAATTTTTCCTTAATATTTTACCAATTGCATCCAATAGTTCAAATATTTTTTTTGACATCATTGAGACTTCATCTATTATTAAAATATCTACTGATTTCCAGATAGATTTTGCAAACCTATTTTTTATTATCTTTGCCACAATTGATTCAATTGAACCATTTCCTAAACCAATATTAGCCCAAGAATGGATAGTTTTTGCTTTACACTCCAATAAAACTGCTGCACATCCTGTTAATGCACATACTTGAATATTTAAACATTTTTTTATTGCATCTTTATATATATTTCTTATTAAAGCGGTTTTACCTGTGCCTCCCGGACCAGTAATAAATATATTTTTCCCTTCTATATATTTATTATAAGCATTTGTTTGTTCTTTAGAATATTCCATCTATTATTATTAACAATTTACCTTTATTATCTTTTTATTCAATTTTTTATATATTAACTTGTATGTTTATAAAATTGGATTTATATTAAATAAATTTAAATATAAAATTATTACTATTAATATATTATAATAAATGGATTCCAATTTTGATTTGAATATTGATAATTATACTATAAAAGAACTTGAAAGTATATTTGAATTAACATCTAATTATGATGAATCTTTAATTAATTCTCAGGAAAATAAGATTAGAATAAATATATTAAATGATAATACAACTCCTACCAATACTAAAAATAAAACTCTTTCATTTATTAAAACTATATCTCAGAAATTAATTAATAATGTAAATAAAAATACATTTAATATTAGCAATAATAATATTAGCAATAATAATTTTAGCAGTAATAACAATTTAAATCAAAATTTAAAAAATACTTTAAGCAATATATCTAGTTTATCTCCTAATATGCCATTACCTACCCTTGATATTTATACCCAACATTTAGATCATAATTTATATCAATCTGATATTACAAATAATGGCTCAGCTCCAATTATCAAAAAACCAATTACTCCATATGGTAATGGATATGCAATGGAATTTTACCCTGGAACATTAAATCCTCTTAATAAAAGAATTTTAAAAAAACTGGTTAACATTGATACTCGTTTTAGAGAAAATTATTATACTACAACTTCCACTAATTTTCAAATAGACCTTCCAGGTGTTATATCACAAGTCGTATTTTTAGAGCTAGGAGCTATTGAAATTCCTTTTTCATTTTATTCTATTTCAAAAGTTTTTGGCAATAATTTTTTTACCTTGGAAATTGAAAATGAAGAACCTCTAGTTATTAATATTCCAGATGGCAATTATGATGTTGTATCATTAATTGGATATATAAATAATTATTTAAGTAATTTACCTATAATTATTCCTGGTTATGATAAATATAATAAAATTACTGTTACTGCTGATTTAAGCATAGAAACATCTTCTATAGGTGGAAGTGAACGAATGATATTTGGATCTATAGATGGATTAACTAAATTTTCTATTAATTTTTTAACTGATAGATTTGGTATGGAAGATAGACAAACACCTTTGCCTTTAAAATTAGGTTGGTTAATGGGATATAGAGAAGGATATTATGAAAATTCATTTACATATGTTTCTGAAGGACTAGTCAATTTATTAGGACCACGTTATTTTTATTTAGTTGTAGATGATTATAATAATAATGTTAGTGATGGATTTTATGGCGCTTTTAATTCTTCGTTGCTAAATAAAAATATATTAGCACGTATTTCTGTTTTAGGCGCTTCTCTTACTTCTACCAATGTTAATTTTTCATCTTTTACAGGAAATTTGGTTATAGCCCCTAGACATTATTTTGGACCAGTAAATATTTCAAAATTAAAAATTCAATTATTAGATGAATATGGACGAATTTTAAATATGAATAATATGGATTTTAGTTTTGTATTAGCATTTTTAGTTGTTTATGATTTATAAATATTATGTTTAAAATTCTGCCATTCTTTTTCAAAAATTACTATTTTTCTATTTTATTTATTTATAATAATATAATAGGAATGATAAAAAAAATATACGAAATGACATCTCAGGAAATTACAGATTTTATTAATAATTTATTACCTGTAAAAAAAATAGAAAAAGATACGTTTGGTGAAGTTTTTACTAATCCTGTTCTTATAAATAAATTATTAGATTTATTTCCATCTATAATTTGGAATGATCCATTTAAAAAATGGTTAGATCCCTGCACAGGATCCGGATTTTTCATGATTTTTGTTTATTTGCGTTTAATGGAAAGTCTTGAAAATTGGCAACCAAACTCTAAAAAAAGAAGTTTTCATATTATAAAAAATATGTTATTTATGGTTGAACTAAATAAAAATAATTGCAAAATATGTAATAATTTATTTGGAACTAACATAAACTTGATTTGTAATGATTTTTTAGAAGATTCTTTTAACGATTTAACCTTTGATTGTATTGTAGGAAATCCACCTTTTCAAGATTTTTATGGTTTAAACAATAATGGAAAACGTATTTTAGGCGGCAAGAATAAACTTTATGAACGTATTTTCTTAAAATCCTATAACTTACTTAATAAAAACGGCTATCTTTCTTTTATTGTTCCAGATAATATATTTTCAGGTAACGGATCAGAATGCTATAAAACATTAATTCAAAATTCAATTCCTTTTATTAGTTTTAATCCAATTAATCAATCATTTTTTCCTGGAATTCAACAATATATTTGTTATTTTATTATGAATAAAACCAATAATTTAAAAAATACTACTATTGATAATGGGTTAAATAATTTTAATATAAAATTAGAAAATCGGCCAGTTAATCCTATTCGTAATTGGACTTTGGAAACTGAAAAACTTGTAAAAAAATATGTTAGTTTACAGCGTAATAATTCTATTTATAACAGAGGTAAAAGATTAGATTCTTATTCTGGAAATAAATATCCGATTGTTTATTCTAATGATAAAATTATTCATACTAACAATAAAAATCTAGCCGTTGGATTAGGAATAAAAAAAGCAATTATTTTTTCAATCTCTGTTAATCTTGATTTTAAAATGGATTATACTGGAAATTTTGGAATAGGTCCAAACACCTTTTATATTCCTTTCAATAGAATTTCTCAGGGTAAAAAATTGGAAAAATTTCTTAATAGTAATGATTATAAAACATTAGTATTAGCAACTAAAACTACGAGACAATTTCTAAAAATTGCATTAATTGAACATCTTAATCTTTCTAAAATTATGAATTCAAATTATAAATTTAAATCAAAAAAAATAATAGCTAAAACGAATAAATCTAAAACTCGTAAATTATAAGTAAATTTTATAAAGGGTTTCTAACATCAATCATATAATTTTTATCTATGGTATGCATTTGAATTCCCCATTTTTTACATAATAAACTTAATATAGTTTGATCATGTCTATTTTCTATAAAAATAGAATCATTTCCTACCAATTTACTTGGACTATCCGTTGCAATTCTATAATCTTGATTATAAGTTAACCATTCTCCAATAAATCTTATAGGATTAAAACTCTTTCTTAATAAAATAAACCCTGACCATGCCTGTGCAGTATTTTTTATTTGATCACCAAATTGATTATTGGGAATATTCATCAGTAAAAATGCATCACCTTTTGTCAATTGTTTTTCAAGATAGTTTCCACTATTTGGTTTATTTAAATAAACTCCAATATTTTTTCCTACTAAAATATCATTTTCTAATGTTCTTACATTAGTTAACCAAATATATTTTGAATCATTATAACATAATATATCATTTTCATCAATTTCTAATAATCTTTTTAATATAATATAAGGTTTCCAAACCGCATATCCAGCTAATCTTTTATGAGAAAATATATGAGAATTTTTCACCTTAAAATAATCATCTATATCATCCATTGTATAAATTTTTGCTGTATCAAATCCTCCAACATTTAATGCAGATTGAACATTTGCTTCTGCAAAAGACATATGATCAGGTGTTGCAAATGTTATAAAATGATATTTAACCATTATTATATATATTTATATTTTTTAAAATGTTTTACTCATATATTTTTATAAAATTAAATGGGATATCATTTAAAACACTACAATATTTACTAAATCCACTAACATGCCCATAAACAGATAAAGAAATTATAGCATTACTATAACTCATTAAATAATAATCTAACATAGTATTCATGACCCCATTAGATTCATGACATTTCATCAACTCTCCTCCCAAATGATCTATATTTCTTATATAAACATAAAAATTAGGAATAGATTTTAATTGATTTTTTAAAATATTTGAGTCACTTAGTATTAAATAACGACGTCCTGGCACTTTTATTGAATTCAATATTTTCTTTACTTTTTTTATAAAATCAATATTCATTTCATTATTATTGACTAAATATTTATCCCCAGCTCTAATATGAATTACTCCATAACCTTTTTTAGATAATCCAATTTTAGATAATGTATTATTAATATAATTTTGCATAAATTCATTCGGTTGTAATTTTGAGTTAATAAGATATTTTCCTTCATCAGAATATTTATTATAAAAAGGAAATGCATGTGAAAAAAAACCAAATACTTCACAATCTTTGGAATTTAATAAATCAATCATTTTATTCAAAAAATTTTTATCTATATTTTGTCCTTTTGTTTCATAACTAATAAACGAATTTGGATCATTATTTAAATCATTTATTTTTTCTATATTAGAATAATCTATTCCTGGTGTATGACGACAATTTTCAATATATTTTGACATAGGATGATTAGCTAAATCAATATCAAATTCTATTCCAATTAATTTTGCTAATTGCATGAAACAAAAACTCCCTCTTAAAAAATCTCCAAAACCATGTGATTTACCATTTATATAATCTAATTGATAAACATTTACTATTTTTTTTAATTTTTCATTTGTGAAATTCATATATTTAAATAATATTAATTTTTTAAAAAAAAATAAAAAAAATAAATAGTCGTATATTCGTAAGTTAATTTTAAAAAAAATATTTGATTGTTAATATGACAAAGGTTGCTTTCATAACAGGGATATCTGGTCAAGATGGATCTTATTTAGCGGAATTTTTATTAGAAAAAAATTATCACGTTTGGGGAATTATTAGAAGATCATCTTCTGTTAACACTGGAAATATTGATCATATTTTTAATAAAATTAATCTAAGATATGGAGATTTAAGTGATAGTTTAAATTTAGCAAATATTCTTAATGAAATAAAAAATACCTATACTAATATAGATCGTTTGGAAATATACAATTTAGCTGCTATGAGTCATGTTAAAATCTCATTTGAAATACCTGAATATACTTGTGAAATTGATGGTTTAGGAGTTTTACGTTTATTAGAAAGTATTAGAACATGCGGGTTACCTTTGGAAAAAATTCGCTTTTACCAAGCATCAACTTCAGAACTTTATGGTAAAGTAGTTGAAGTCCCTCAAAATGAAAATACACCATTTTATCCGCGTTCACCTTATGGAGTAGCTAAATTATATGGATATTGGATAACTAAAAATTATAGAGAAGCCTATAATATGTTTGCATGTTCAGGAATATTATTTAATCATGAAAGTCCAAGAAGAGGTCATAATTTTGTTACCAGAAAGATTACTAAGGCATTAGGAAATATTTTAAATGGAAAACAGGAAAACCTTGTTCTAGGCAATATAAATTCTTTACGAGATTGGGGGCATGCACGTGATTATGTAGAGGGAATGTGGTTGATGTTACAGCAAGAATCTCCTAAAGATTATGTTTTATCAACTAATGAATTTCATAGCGTAAGAGAATTTGTTGAAAAGGCATTTTATTTAAAAGGATTTAATATAAAATGGAAAGGTGAAGGTCTAAATGAAATAGGATATGATACAAATTCTGAGAAAGAATTGGTATTTATTTCTGAAAAATATTTTAGACCTACTGAGGTTGATGAACTTTTAGGAGATTCCACGAAAGCCAGAAATGAATTGGGATGGATTCCGGAAACATCTTTTCAAAAATTAATTGAAGAAATGGTTCTAAATGATTGTAAATAAATAATCTTTAATTATTTATATCTTTAAATATCGTCTATTTTAAAACTTTCAAAAGGAATATTATTTAATATACCACATATTTTACTAAATCCACTTATATGTCCATTAGTTGTAAAAGAAATAATTGAATTACCAAAACTCATTAAATAATAGTCTAATAAAGAATTTTTTACCTTTTCGTTATTTGTATGATGATTAAATTCTCCTCCTAAATGTCCAATCTCATTTTTACAAATAAAAGTATTTGGAATCATTTTTTTTAAATAAAATTTTAAATAATTTGAATCAGCAATTAGTAAATAAGGATAATTAGGAATCATTTGTTGTTCTATTTTATCTCGTAACATCTCTAAAAATTTTTTATTTGGATGTTTTTTTCTTACAAGATAATTATCTCCTCCTCTTATATGAATTACATTATAATTTTTCTTCGTTAAACGAAGATTTTGTAATGTAACTTCAATACATTTTTTCATTAAATCATTAGGTTCAATTTTTGAATTAATAAAATCTATATGATTTTGTTTATAAATAAAATAACTTGGAAATGCGTTAGAGTGGAACATAAATGTTTCACAATCTTTAGAATTTAACCAGTTTATTAAATTTTCCCAAAAATTATGATTTATATTTAAATCACTTTTTCCATAATTGTAATGAAACGTTAATAGATAATGATTTTCATTATAATTTAAATCTATATATCTATCTATATTATTATAATCTAATCCATCATTTCCATTAGAATCTTTTATAAATTTGGATATTGGATGGGAAGAAATATCCATATCAAATTCTAAATTCAATAATTCTGCTACTTGACTAAAACATAAGCATCCTCTTAAATAATCTCCTAAACCCGGAGTATTTCCTTGAGTAGTATTTATTGTATAAGCATTTATTAATTTTTTTAATTTAGAATTATTAAATGATTCTAAATGTAGTTCTTCTATATTAGAATACATAAATTTATATATATTTTATATAAATATTTTTTATTTTTTAATACTCTTATTATATAAAAATGGCTCATGCTTTTTCAATTATTCCTGCAAAACCTACATTTGGCACTTTAAGACAAAATCTTTATCAAAGTGATATAATAAATAGAAAAAAAGCAGAAATAATTTTTTGTAATAGTAAATCATATTGTGGAAAATTATTAGTATCTAAAAATTATGCGGATAGAATATTATTTGATAAAGGACAGATCTCTGTTAATAATATTAAATGTTTATTAGCTAAAAAAAGATTTTTAATTCCTGTTAATAAATCAAATTTAGTAATAGGACAATATTCTAAATTGGATTTAACTCCTGTATGTAGTGTTAAAAATAGTTCAGAAAAAAACATTGCAGTAACTTGTTTGGAAAATACTTATCTTAATTGTTCTTCCGTGCCTATAGACCCGAATTCTAAAATTCCTTTTTATATTGATAAAATTATTGATCCATGTGGTCGTTTATTTGGAAATACACAATGCGGAGAATTAAATTATACATCTTATATGATTTTAAATCCACCTGATAACAATATCATAATTTAAATATTTTATAAAATAAAATATAAATATATAAAATACTACATACCGAATTGAAAATAATTAAATTATTGACATTTTTAACTGGTTTTTCAAGGACATTTTTTTCTTGTTTCAAGACTACATTATATTTTTCAAATTTTACAAACTTTTGTTTTGTATTAGATTCTAAATCTATAAACCATCCCCATTCCTCATTATTATTATTGTTTTCATAAAACATAATTTAATTATTTAGTTTTAAAATAATTAAATAAAAATATTTCAATTATTTCAAATATTATTTCAAATATTATTTATATAACATTTTATAAGATTTTTCTGCTATTTTTTTATATTTTCTTGTTCCCCTAATCGTCATATATTCTCTAGCTCTAATATACGCTGAGTAAACACCCTTTCTATTTACTTTACAAGTATTTTTTGTGCAAATTGGAAATGACTTATTAGGTCCCAAGAAACATTTTTTACCACATTTTGACATCATAATTGTTTTTTCGTGAAATCCTGGTTTCGCTTTTGACCATCCTCTTAAAAATGTCCCACGTCCTTTAGTGCCTGTTTTATTTCTACGTGTTTTCATGATATATTTTATATTTAGATAAATATATAATATATTTTTATTTATGGATAATTTATTAGATAATAACGAGTTAGATATTAACTCTTTAAATAGTAATAATAATGATATTATTAATGATATTATTAATGATAATGTAGTTTTAAAAGTAAATGATATTCCTTTACAGGATAATGATATTTTATCTAAAATTGAGGATATTACAAATCAACCGAATGATATGTATTTTACTTATAAACCTAAACTATTTTTAGAAAATTACATAAGTCTAAATCAAGAATGCGATTATCAATCCGAAGATGAAAATTTACTTAATTTGAAAGATAAAAAAAATATGGCACCCTTTCAAAAATTAGAATTTAAAGACGTTGAATATAAAATAAATCAAGCCTATTCTGACATAAATCATAAATATAGTAGTGCTTTGGATATTCTTGCTAGCTATTTAAAAGGTCACAAAATTATTTATATGGAAGCCAAATATTATTGTGAAATACACCTAAATATTTATATGATGCCTTCAATATTATTTTCTACAATAGCCACTGTTTTATCTTCCTATGTTAGTAATTATTATTGGGGACCTGTTTTTATTTCAGCTTTAAATGGTATGATAGCATTTTTATTAGCTATCGTTAATTATTTAAAATTAGATGCGGCTTCAGAAGCTCATAAAATTTCATCTCATCAATATGATAAATTACAAAACACAGTTGAATTCTTATCTGGATCAGTATTATTATTTAGATACAATGATTTACAAAAACAAGAGTATGAATTAGAACAATTAAAAGAAAAACAACAAAATCTTATTGAACAGGTAAAAAATATTAAGACTGAGTTAAATAAATTTGATTTCACAAAAAAATTAAATAATCATGACGTAAGGTCAAATTTGGAATTTAATTTTAAAACCTTACAAGATGAAAGAAATACACTCTTAGAAGATATTGATAAATTAGAGGCAGTTATTAAAGTAAATAAAACAAAAATTGATACAGCAACTTCAGAAATTGAAAAAGAAATGAAACAAAAATTAGATGATGTTGAAAAGAAAATTGCAGAAATTAAAGAAACAAATCAATTTATTATTCCAAGGACTATTAGAATGAGATATCCAGTTATTTATAATACAAATATTTTTTCTGTAATTAAAAGAATTGGTGATCAAAGAAAAAAAATTATCACCGATCTTACTAATGTAAAAAATGAAATTAGATATTTTACCCATTTAAAATATATTTACGAAACTGAAAGCACATGCAATATTAATAGTAATAAAATAAATATTATTGCGAGAATTGTTATAAAATTATTTAAAAAAAAAGACAATTGATGAAAGAAATAATTTTATTAAAATCCGCGTTTTCAATCATTGATCAAATGTTTCATAAAGAAATTAGAGATGGTGAAAATCAACGTAATAAATTGATATATAATTTATTTTTAGGGGAATCTAATAATTATAAAAATCCAGAAGAAATGAATGATTTTATTAAAAACTTAATGGATCCATTTAATAATTCTGTTACTAATTTGAATAATGATTTTGATAATTATTATGATGAATACTATGAATTATATGATACCCCAAATAATAGTAATAATAATTCAAATGATGATCAAGTAAATAAATTTAAAATGTTTAATCCAGGAAATTATTTTTTTAAATAACTTTATTGTGTTGTTCCATTCAGAAAAACTGAATTATATACTTGTTGTTGCACTACTATTGGAATCTTTACAAGTTTTTCTCTTAATTGGTCATCTAAAGTTGTAGTTGTTCCATCTTCTTTTATTTTTGCCTCTGTATACCAATCTGGAGGAACTGTAAAAGTTGGATTAGTATTACATGATGAGGCAACACTTGAAACATTAATTCCCCCAGTTTGAACACCAGTTCCTGTTTGTACTCTATATGGAAAAGGTTTTTGAAGTCCAACTGGATCCTGGCATTTTCTTTGAATTCGTAATGTATATGCACTTGAATCCTTTGGAATATGAATTGTTTTTGTATATGGCGCAATAGATTGTTGAATTCCAATTGTATATCCTCTTGCTGGTGTTTTTTGACAACCAGTTGGTCCACCAACTTTGAAATAATCTACATATTGTTCTACATTATTAACATCATACGAACAATCATTAGCTGCGGATTTATTTTGAATATATAAACCTTGACTTGCGGAATCTGTTTGATTACCAGTGTAGACTGGTTGGACCCAAGAATTTGGATATTGACCAGAATTAATCCATCTAAATCTTCTTGCTAACATTCCCTTTGTTGATAATACGGAAGGATTTACCCAAGATGGATCTGCAGCTACTGTTGATGTTACTGGATTTATATTTAATGAATAATTATCTGGTCCTTGGGGATATCTACCTCTTGTGCCTCCCCAACCTTTTGGATATATACCACGAAATGGTGTCGCGCTTTTACTAAATCTAAAATTTCTCTGAATAGGAACGATTCCTCTGTGAACACCATTTAATGAAAAACCAGCATTGCTTGCTATAAAAGGAACACCAGTTACTCCATTTGGACCTACCAAACTCTTTAAAAAAATTGTTGAAGCCAAACTTTCTTTTATACCATAGGGACCTTGATAAATCCAATAATTATTTGTTGGAATACCAGATATTTTTGTTGCCGACGAATACTTATTAATTGATTTTTTTTTAAATGTGGCAAGAGACATATATCATTTATTTAGATAATTAATTTTGTTAGTTTTCCATTATTAAATTACAGAAAGTTTTAATAATATCTCTCTTATATATCTTGTATTAAATTCATCACTCATAATTAATTTTGCTACTTTTTTCTTATTAATCAGCATTTCCTTAATCTGATTACTATTAACATCATTTGAAACTATTTTATTATACATTTCATCAAAATCATTACATAAAAAAATTACATTATTCATTTTTAATAAAGAATACCAATATTCATAATAATCTTCATTTAATTTTAATACTAAGCTATTTGAATATAATTTCCAGATTAAACCATTCCAAGCTGTTCCAAAACCATCAATTGATATTAAATATTTATTTTCAAGCTGATCTTTTATAGAAATGAATTTTTCATCATAAAGATCTTTATGATCTTTTGTCTTTCTAAAATTAATTAAATTACATATGACATTGGAGCTTTCATGTTTTTTTGACCATATTTTAAAGTCTAACCGTTTTTTATTTGTTTCATTACCACAAAATATCATTGAATCCTTTTTTAAAAGGAAATCTGTATCGCTTATTTTTACTTCATCAATAGGTATTTTATTTTTAATATAAAAAAACATGTTTGGAATTAAAATTATATTATTATATATTTTTCTACAATTATCTGAAATTGAACTACATAAAATTGGTATATCATAATTAGGGGTGGATTTTAGACATGCAATATCAATATTATCACAATAAATTAATATAAATTTTAAATTAATATTATTTAAATCTATTTGTTTTAAATATTCTAAAAACGGGATTATTCTTTCCTCATATAAGTTCCATAAATTATCACCTTTATTAGAATTAATTATCTCAACATTATTATTTTTTATTTCTATTAATAAACTCTTTTCTGGTAAATTTAAAATTGGAATATTATTTTTATTCCAGGATAAAATATGAGAAATATTTTCTTTTATTAAATCATTAAAAATATTATCAATTTCACTTTCATTAAATTCCCAATTATACTTCAAATCATAGTTTTTTAAGTTTTCTAATTTTATTTCATCATTTATCTGTGATAGTTTATTTTCATATTTATTAGTTAATTCTGTTAATTTTTTATCGTATTCATTCTTTATTTCTTTTATTAATTTAATTTTATTAGCATTTTTATTTAAATTTACTTCATTTACTATTTTTTCAAATTTATTATTTAATATAAATTTATCTTTTGCAAAAATATTTTTTAAATATACCAATTTATTCATATAAAATTATAAATATTATTTTATATTATTTTAAATTAATAATAATTCTCTTTTCTCGGTATTTGAATTTAAACATCTCTTTAAAAACCAATACATTTTCGTATCTTTAATGAATTCAAATTCTGCCTCTATTTCTTCTTCTGAATTTGCTTTTAAAATATATTTATTTGTTAAACAAAATATGATTAAAACACCTAAACTATAATAAGAGCATTTGTAATTTATTTGTGATGGTAATTCATCAATTTTTATTATTTCTGGATTAAAAAAATATGGTTTTTTAATAGGTAAATAAAAAATTATATTATCTTCAATTAATGGAAATAGAAATTCTGTATTGCAAATAATAAAATTATTATTGTCTATTACTATAATATCATTTATTTCAAATCCACTAAAACTATAATTATTTTTTCTTAAATAAATTATCTGTTTGGATAAATCATCAATCATTTTTATACATTTTTTCTCAGGTAATATATTATTTTTATATTCAAATATAAAACTTTTTAAATCTTTTACGCTTTCTGCTGTAAAAAAAATACTATTTTCATTGTAAAAAGAATTTTTTATTATATTATTTAACATTTGATACATTATTTTATTTATTTCATCTTCCTCGTGATTAATTTTCAAACTAAAAATATATTCTGATACATTTTCTATTTTATATTTTATATCCATTCAAGTTAGTATATTATTTAAACTAAATATTTTATATCATTTTTTGTATTTTTTATAATCAATAAATTCTTTTTTAAAAAGTATTTATTGATTTGGAATCAGAATTATTTTATTTTACATTATCCTTATTGATATAATTCTCTAACTAATTACAAATATTCATTAGAACTGATACTATTTTCTCAAATTATGACGATTGCTTTTTTTTCAATTTTTTAGCTTATAGAAATATTTATTTCATCCATGCACAAACTGATACAAAATCATTATTTTCTAAAAAAGTCTTTGAATTATAATCTGTTTCCGAAATATCAGACCAAATCAAATTTCTAATTACAATATCATCTTTATGATATTTTACCATATAATTTAAATATAATTCATATTCTGAACATCCTGCTTCACACATTTCTGGCATAGTAATATATTTTTTGTGTTCACTTAAAGATAAAATAAATACATTCCAAAATGGCTTATTATGCTTTTCTTCAACTATTTTAAAAATTTCAGATAAATATTTTTTATTATACATCATATGATGACAAATTCCACTTTCTTCTATTGATTTTGTAAAATTTTCATGTAATTTGATCATGTGTTTAAAATAGGGATTATGATTTTGATTTCCTAATGTAAATATTGGTTTATTATCAATATCTATAAAATTAGTTTGTTTCAGGAAAAAAACATCAGCATCAATTACTAAATAATTATCTAATATTCCCTCAATATAATTGCCTGCATACAATTTAATCAATTGTTGAAAATACCATCCATTTCTATTTTTTTTTCCATTGAATTGTAAAAAGTATTTGCTTATAAACAATTTAAATGGAAAAATATCTTCATCAATTATTATTGTTCCTGGAATTTTTATATTTTTATCACACGAGACTATATAAATATTTCTAAAACCTACAATATTTTTTTTTGTAAATTCAATTTGTTCATTTATTCTTGTTTTTTCATTTGGACCCAGAGGTATTACTATATCAAAACTCATATATTTATTTATATAAAAATCTTTATATATATTTTTATATAAAAATAAAAAATGATTTCTTTTAAACCATTGAAATGGGACAACTTTAAGTTATTTCAAAAAATAATTCAAAGTATAAAACCAACATAAAGTAAAATTTTTAGAAATGCTTCGCATAGCATATATAAAATATCTTAAATATATATATAAGTAAAATATAAAATTTTTCCAGTAAAAAACAAAATCAAAATTATTTTTTGCAAATGACCAAACAAGGTAAACAAGTTTAAAATTATTCACGCTATAAAATAATATATTAAATATATATATATGTTAAAAAAAAACTATAAATTTTTAATAATTTTAATAATTTTAATAATTTTAGTAATTTTATCAATATTTTTTATTAATAATTTTACAAATTATTATATTTCAAATGGCAAATATTTAGATAAAACTGAATTAAGAAATAAACTATTTGGAAAATTAGCAATTCATAATAGTTTAAGTAGTCCAAATCTACTATATAAAATTTATTATAATTCAGACAATACATTTACAATATATACAATCAAAAATGGAGAATCAGTAGGTTCAACAAAAGGAGATTATAGAATAGTAAGTAAATACAATAAAGGATATATTGAAATAAATTATAATAAAATAAATGAATCTCCTTACCCGGAATCTGCGTTTAGTAAAAATAATAAAAATTCAATTTATAAAACAATGAAAAATACATTAGGTCCATTTATTATTCATGATGATAAGAATAGAAGTTCCTACATTTTAGAATATAATTCTTCTTATTCAAATGAAAAAAAATTTTTAACAATTTATAAATAACCTTTCTATTTTTTGTTCCATTTTAAATCTTCAATGGTATAAAACCAACTTTTTTAAAGGCTTTACGATTATTTTTATTATTTTTTTTTTATTCGTCATCAGAATCTGAACCACAAAATTCTACCCAATCTAAAACCCTTCCTCTTGGAAGAACAGTCAGTGATTCCAACTTTTTTTCTAAAATTATTGGTTGTTCTCTTTTTAAAGCTGATGCATAATTCAATGATGAAATAGAGATTGGTTGTGAAATCTCAACTTTAACTCCTGCAAACTTACTAGAAACAATTTTTTTTTCATTTTTTTCATTTTTTTCATTTTTTTCATTTTTTTCATTTTTTTTAGGACAATACTTTATTGTATGTCCAGATTTAGAACAATAACGACACTCTAATGCTTTTAAAATTGGACATACAATTTTAGAATTTATATCGCGAGATTCTCTTGGAAAATGAGATGAATATTCTTTTTCTGATTTTCCTGCATCCTTGCAGACCTTGCAATATTTTTTGACAACAACTTTTCTTTGAGACATTATTTAAACAGTTTACATTATAAAACTTTTTTAGATTCTAAAAAGTATTTCAATTTTTTTTCTTCAATATGATTTTTTTATTTACTAATATTTATTTTATATTTAATTTTATAAGAATGATATTTTTATTTTTTTATTATATTTTCATTGTTTTACTTATTACTAATGCATTAAACTTACGTTCAAACAAATATATTTTTTACAAAGAATATGCAGCTATCATTAGTTTATTGCCATTTGTAAAACTACACGATTTAATTATTATTTATGATTCAAAGAAACAATCTAAAATTATTACTATTGATTATACTCCAAAATTACATGAATTAAGTAATTTAATTCTTGGCAAAGACGTGCCAGGTTATATAAGAATAAAAAAATTACAATCATGGGATCTTGAAACTTGGTATAAAACACCTTCCGTTTCAATAAAAGATATTCCAGATTATAAACTTAGGAAAACTTTAAATAATGTAAAGAATTTATGGAATAAAAAAGATATGAATTTATATAATAATAATTGTAAACATTTTACTAATTTTGCTATTCAATATTTATTAACATTGGATACATTTGAAAAAAAAGAATAAATAACTAAAAAAATTGAAAATATTTTTTTAATTATTAATTTGTAAAAAAAGTATTAAGTTTTAAATATGAATCAATCTCAGCCTTCTCTTTGTATTCCTCGTATGCCATTTGGAAATATTGATGTTGAGTTTATTCGTAAGGTGCTTTTAAAACTTAATTTTGGAAAAATTCAATGTATTAATATTGTTGATCGTAAAAATGAGAAGGGAGAATCGTTCAAAAGAGCTTATATTCATTTTGAAAAATGGTATGTAAATGATTATGTTGATCCTATCAGAGAAAAATTAGTTTCGGGAAAAGAGATTAAAATTGTTTATGATAATCCTTGGTTTTGGAAAATTTCTGCCAATAAATCTTCGTGGAAAAAAGTATAAAAAATAAAAAAAAATTGAATTACTTTTTCCACTATTTTTTTTCTTATATAAAAGATTATTTAACTGAAAAAATGCCCTGCTGTTCTTATTGTTCAAACCCTAATCATAATATTCGTAATTGCGATAGTCCGACTATCTCAATTCATTACGATAATTTAAAAAATATTTTTGTAGAAGTAAATACAAATACTTTATTTCCTCAATTAAACAAATTTAATTATATTAATAGAATTTGTCGCATTTATAACGCTAATATATTAAAAGCTGTATCAGTAAAATATGCTTATTCTTTATCCAATTTGAATAAACATATTTATGCAGCAAATATATATAATCATTTTATTCAACTTATTCAAATACCTAGTGAACAATATTTAAACGAAGAAGATGAATTAACATGGTTTATTGATAGAGCACCTCAAAGAAATATTAATAATAATATGTTTATACCTATTAATCCTTTAAGAAGTAATTTATTAAATTATTTAGAATATATCGCAGCTCAAGATGAATTTATTCCTTTTACAGAAAATTTACAACAAAATAAATTTAAAATTACACCAATAGTGTCACGATATAAAACTGGTGAAAAAAAAGATCTAGATAATGAATGTCCTATTTGTTATGAAAATCTAAAAAATGAAGATATTGTAACTTTAAATTGTAATCATCATTTTTGTAAAACATGTATTATAAATACTTTAAAAACAAATAAAAATGGCGAACCTAGTTGCGCTTTATGTAGAGAAACTATATGTAGTATGTTAGTTCCTAACGGAGAAACATACGATTCAGTTGCTGAATATTGTGTATTATAAAAAAAAATAAACTCGTTAGGAAGTGTCTTGATTTATCATATTATTTTGTTTATTATTTTGTATTTTGTATTTTGTATTTTGTAAATATATAAAAAAAAATTAAATAAATAAATTTTTTTACACATTTTTTAAACAAATTCAGAATAATGAGCATATTGAACAACAAACATTAACCCTACCTTTTTATTCGTCCATTTACTACATATTTCTTTCAATTTATCTTCACTTGTATCTTCCAATTCATAAAACATTTGCATACCTCTTTTAAATTGTTTGTCATTATAAGGCAAACATCTATCTGATTCCACTTCATTATAAAGTAAATGCAATAAGGTAATTGTGCTTTCAGTCATTCCCCATACATTTTCTACCACAGGTAACTCTTCAAATTTCATCTCAGTTATTATTATATTATTTTCCAATAAAGTATTAATTAATTCTTGATATGTTCTTACTTTTTTTTCTTCTACATCAAAAGGAAATTCCATATTTTCTGTAAATACGTTTATATCTCTTAAATAATTAACCATTTGCACATATTGTGATTTACCATAGTCTATATCAACATTTGCTAATGCTAAACCATAAATTATTGTTTCAAATATATTTCGTGGTGCGTCAGGATCGGTCTCGTGCGGATTTTTATTAAAACCCGAGGGAAACTCATCTAATGCAACAATTGGTAATAATTTATGAAAGGTTGGATTTTCATCTAAAAATGAAATTATTTGTCGGAACCATCCAGGATTAATAAAATTAATTATAGTTAGTCTTTCCATATTATTATATTAATACAAAATCATTTTAAATTGTTTATTTTCAATTTTTTTTTTTAGAATATTATTATATAATGAATTTTTCATTTGGTAATCTCTTTTCAAAGAAAAATTTGAACTTAGTTGTAGGTTTAATAACCTTATTAATTGTTCTTTGGCTTATAATGTTCGCAGTTCCAACTCTTTTTGCCAATTTATTTGATACCACTTTAGGAATTATTATTCTTTTAGCTTTTATTTTATTGTCGGCAATGTTTAATGTTAATTTGGCAGTTGGTCTCGCAATTGTATTTATTATATTATATAGATTTTCACATATAAAAATTGAAAATTTTTTCATCTAATTCTCTAATTCCCTATTTATTTTATAATCATAATTTAAATGAAATATAATTATAAAATTTTTTTATTTATATTGTTAATTATTTCCATAATTATTTTTAATTCATTTACTAAATCTAAAGAGGGTTTTGAAAATATTAATGAAAAATGGTCTTCTGATTTAATTCAACGTTTTATAAATTATCAAACTACTGTAAATTTAAATGATCATCAGTTTGATTTAGATATTTTACAAAGTCAAGCTTCTCCTGAAGAGGCTGAAACATTACTTAGAACAGGATTTTGGCCTTGGCCGAATGATTTAAAATATGAATATATGGATAAAGTTTGGCAAAATCCAATTATCAAAATATCTCCCCAGGTTGCGCTTGATTATGCTATGAAATTATATAACAAAAATGCAGTTACTCAATTACTTTCATGGAATTCTAAAGAAGGACATTTTTTATTATATGGAGCTAATATCGGTTCTAATAATTCATTAAAATGTTTTCAAGGAAAAGATGGTTTTCAAATGAAAAAACAAGTTTATAAAGGAATGAATTTTTGAAATGGTTATACGAATTCTGAAATAATTGATGTTAGTCCAGAAGATATACCAAAAGAAATGTCTGGGTTTTCTTTTGTCGGAAAATCTTGTGATCCCTGCGTAGTATTAAATTCTCCACCTACATATAATTGTCCTTTTAAATTGAATATTAAAGGAGATGATTCAATTAGTTTTCCATGGAAAAGATTATGGAATTTATAATTTTTTTTTCATTTTAAAAATATCATATAATTATAACTAAAAAATATTTATGCAAGAACCATCTAATCAAAATATTTTTGGTTACGTTGGAGTTTTAGACTTAGATCATCCTGTCCCTATTACGATGGAACAAGTTCAAAATAATCCACCACACTTTATTGGTCTAATTGTAAAGAATCACGGACCCAATCGTCCAAAATTAAATAATTTAAATGATTTTCTTATTAATGGCCAACTTCCTGAAAATTTATTAGATTTAGATTGTGATAATAATAATATATCAGTTTTGCCTGAGCTACCTAATAGTTTAGAATTATTAAGTTGTAATGAAAATAATATAGAATCTCTACCCAATTTACCTAATTCATTACAATATCTTTTTTATGACGAAAATAAGATAACTGCTTTACCTAATGAATTACCTAATCAATTGTCTGCTTTAACTTGTAATGATAATATTATTCAGAATTTACCTCCATTAAATCAATTGATTAATTTAATGAATTTAGAGTGTTCATATAATAATTTATCTGAAATACCTAATTTTTATTTACCTAGCGCAGAAGATAATTCTGGTGGTTTAGAAACTTTAAATTGTTCATATAATAAAATTATTGGTTTACCCATTTTACCTCGTAATTTAATAGATTTTAATTGTTCCAATAATCAAATATTTTCCTTACCTGAACTTCCCTTGAAATTAATAAAATTAAATTTTTCTAGTAATCTAATTATCGGTTCTATTGAAAATATAAATTTTCCAGCTACTTTGAAAAAATTAAATTTATCTGATTGTCAAATTACTTCTTTACCAAAAGTTTTGCCTTTGAAATTAAAAGAATTAGATTGTTCCAATAATCAAATTGTTAGTTTACCCAAAGTTTTACCTAATAATTTGAAAAAATTTAATTGTTCTAATAATAAGATTACCTATCTACCTGATTTACCAAAATCATTAAGAGTTTTATTTTGTAAAGAAAATAAATTTAATGAAGAAAGTATTAATAAAATAATTGCTTTTTATGAATTAGCTAGATACTTATTCATATTCGTTTAGCTTTTTTATAAAAATAAATTAGATATACCAATTTAAAATCAACCTTAAGTATAATTTTAAATAAGAATTTTAAAATATTTTTATTAATTTTTATATTGTTTTAATACTAGCTTATTGATAAAATTATACTTAAGGTTGATTTTAATAAATATTAACTTTTATAAACATACTCTAATTATAAAAATATCTATATATATATATATCTATATGTTTTATTTTCAATCACCATCTTCAAATTATTTTAATAAAATTTGGTATAAAAATACATATGAATTATTTGATATTGATGATAATGATTTGATGAGTCATTATTTTAATATAGGAAGTAAATTAAATTACAACCCATCTTTATATTTTAATACAGTATGGTATAAAAATACATATAATATTCCAGATTATATAAATCCTTTAGAACATTTTTGTGCTCAACTTGCAAAAAAAAATAATAATTTAAAACCAAACGAACAATGTAAATTTTTTATTACTAATGGTTATTGGAATAGTGACTGTGTCTATGTAAATATTAAAAATGATTTTATTCCTTTAAAAAAAGAAAAAAAAAGAATAAATTTATTATTACCAGCATTGTCGTTTTCTGCAGGGCCTCAAACAATTTATATATTTGCAAATCTTTTATATGAAAATAATTATAATGTTCGCATTATATCTGTATATGCACCAATAAATAATAATTTTAGAGAAACAATTTTAGATAAAGTAAAATTTAATAATAATATAGAAATTGAATCATTATATAGTAATGATATAAAAATAAGTTATGATGATATATTTATAGCATCAGCATGGTGGACAGTTTTTCCGCTTAAATTTATTTTAGGTTATTTAACTAATAAAAAATTTTTTTGGTTTATTCAAGAAAATGAATTACTTTTGCATTGTGCAGATGAGACATATGCTAAAGCAATAGAATGTTATAATATGAATTATTATTCTTTTATTAATACTTCTATATTATTTGATGATTTAAAAAAAATAATTTTTTTAAATTTAGTAATAATGACTATATTTTAAATAATTGTATAGTATTTGAGCCAGCATTTGATACAAAATTATTTAAATATATAAAAAAAGATAACAGAAAAAAATTAAAAATAATATTTTATTCAAGAGATGCTACTGTTGCATCAAGAAATATAGTTAATCTTTTACATTTACTATTATTAAATGCTTATAAAAATGGTATACTTAATGAAGAAAATTGTGAAATTTATGGATTTGGACAAAAAAAAAATAAAGTTTTAATTTGTGATGATTTTTATTACGAAGATCTTGGATTTTTAGATTTATCTGATTATTCAAAATTAATTTGTGAAAGTGATATTTTAATTAGTTTCCAAATGGCGCCTCACCCAAGTTATCCGCCTTTAGAAATGTTATTTTGTAATGGTGTTTGTCTTCATACAGAATTTAGTAATAAAACTAATGAAACTATGGCAAGATATTCTGATAAAATATTATTGGTAGAACCTTCAATTAATGCATTATTAGATGGGTTGATTAAATGTATTGATATAATAAAAAAAAATAATATTTCTGATAAACCACCATTTTTATTAAATAATAATTGGAATGAAGCATTAGATACATGTTTAAAATTTTTTAAAAAAATTAATAAATAAATTTTTTCTTACTATAATTAATAATATGATAGAAATAGAAAATATATTTTAAAAGGTAAAGTATTTGAATCTATATTATTTATGGATGTTGATGATTAAAAATAATTATCCGAGAACAATGCCAACTTTTCAACAAGAATTAGATTTTTTCCAAATACCAAGAAGTCAAACATTTATAAACGCATTTGGTCAAACTCCGCAACACTCAAAAGGACAAAATATTTCAATAGATAATAACATTTCTGTTAAAAAATCTTCTCTTCCTGGGCAGGCAATGCAAAATATTTTTGAATCTGCCGGTCTTCCTTATCCACCTAAAAAAATAGGCGGAAAAAAAAAATCAAAGAAACTAAAAAAAAATAAAAAAAAACTAACAAAACTAACAAAACTAACAAAACGTGTAAAAAAATTATAATATTAAATTAATTATTATATTAAATTATTATATATTTAAATATAATGAATTTTCCGTGGATATTTAATTCTGAACACATAGTTCCTGGATATTATAATATTACCGGATCTTATATATTTAAACCTCAACATATCAATATTCCTCAGGAAAATAATGAAAATCTAGATCTAGGATTATATTTAAAAAATAATAATTTAAATAACGAAGAAATTAATAAATATCTTCCATTTCCAAACAATTTAACCGATATAGTAATTTGTTCTAATAAATTTTCGGAATTACCTCAATTACCAGATCAATTATCTTGTTTAGATATTAGACATAACAATTTTACTATTTTACCTAATTTACCTCCAAATTTAGAATATCTGTTTTGTAATAATAATAGTATTGAAAGAATTGAAGCTTTACCTCCATCTTTATTATCTTTTCATTGCGATTTTAACAAATTAACTTTTATTCCTGAAAATTTATTACATGATGGATTAGAAATAATTACTATTGATCACAATAATTTAGATTTTTTACCCAAAAAGTTACCTGTTTCGTTAGAAGAATTAAATTGTGGATTCAATAAATTGACTGAATTACCCGAGTTACCAGAAAAGTTAAAAATATTTGATTGTCAAAATAATTTGATACCTTTGTTACCTGATTTACCTAAAGAATTAGAAAAATTAGATTGTCGTAATAATAAACTAACAGTTTTACCAAAATTACCAAATTCATTACGTATTTTATTTTGTAGAGGAAATGATTTTGACTATGATAGTATAGAAAGAATCATTCAGTTTTATAGGAATGCTATTGCACAAAATTTTATTAATACTAATCCATCATTTCAAGAGGAATTGGAGTATTTTATTTCTCAAAAAAATCTAAACACTCGTAATAGTATTACTACTACCTATTCTTTAGAAAACCAGGATGTTCATATTCCAAATGATGCAATAAATAAAGTATTAGAATATTCTAATTTACGACAAGTTAAAAGAGGTGGGAAATCATTGAAGAAAAAAAATAAAAAATATAAAAAAAAGAATAATAAGAAAACTTTGAAAAAAAGAAAATTTTACATTTAATTACATTATTTATATAAATATATTTTTTAGATTGCTATACTGGTATTTCCACTTACTGAACGCATAATATTTATTTGTTGATTCGTAGAATAAGGAGAAAGAATATTTTGAGACAATTTATATTCTGATAATAATAATAATTCTTCTTCATTTGGTAAAGGTAAGGGTAAGGGTAAATCTGGCATATGGTTTGATCTTCTTAAAGGTAACACTTGAAGTTGATTATCATATTCTTCATCATCTATTTGTGAACATGTATAACTTTGTTGACGGCCTTGAGATGTCTGTCTCGCACATGAGAACATGTTACCATATTTAGTTCCTAGTGTTTTTTTTACTACGTAAATATCATCGCACAATAATTTTAAGAAATTATCATTTTCTAAATTATTATTTTTAATATAATCCAAAATATAGTTTAGAAATTCATTTAGTTTATTTTTCATATTTTTGGTTTCTTCATTCAATTTATCAAAGTATAAAATATTATTCATATTATTTTTCTCGGATAATTTTCTAGCTTCATAAAGCAATTCTTGTGTTTTTTGTCTAAACATAAAATTCATCAAATTACAATTTAATTCTTCTTCTTTTTTATAAATCTCTCCAATTTTGGTTTCATGATTATCTTCTTTATAAATTTCTATTTTAGAAATTAATGGATTTTCAGCGCGAATATGATATGTTTTTTTCTGTTCAAATAATAAATCTCCTATTTCTAGAGATGCCGACCATTCATTTGTCATAAAATTATAAATTTCACAATTTTCACATTTTATTATTACATCTTCTAGTGCTTTAAAGAAAATCCCATGTATAATTTCTCCATAAACAAATCCAGCTCTTTCTAATGCATCTACAAATCTGTATTCATTTTTTTTTCCTGAGCCTAAATTAGATAACACAATTGAATCATGTTCTTTTCCATAACCAATAAATATATTTTTACAATTTGTCGGACAATATGTTTTTAAAACTTCCAAATTTTTTTCACCTCCCGTAATTTCACCATCTGTTAAAAATATATGAACTATTTCATTATTCTCATTACTATAAGTTAGAATATTTTTATTTGCACTCTTAAGTGCTAATTCAATATTAGTTGACCCTTCTGGTCTTATTTTTTTTATTTTATTTATCATTTCTTCTATATTTGATTCATGGATATTTTGAACATTTATTATTTCATATACAAAATGATCAAAAGATTGAATATAAATTGAAATTTCATATTCTTTTTTTTCATAAAATAATCTTATCATGTTTTCTAATGTGAATAAAATATGTTGAATTTTTGTTCGCCCATCTTTACATATATCATGCATTGATCCTGACGCATCAATTGTAAAAACTATATTTATTTTTTTTTTTGATAATTTATAATTATTATTATTAGAAATTATTTCAATATTTTTTTCTTCTTTTATAACTGAAATATTTAATAATCCAAAAGGAATATTATTTATTTCTTGAATACATTTTGGTATTTCATTTGATGAATTATGAAATTCAATATTGCAATTAATTAGCGAAGACATTTTGAATACAATTATATATTTATTTTATTTTTAAAGTTTTATTTCAATTTTTTATTTTTTTTAATATTATTTAGGTAAAACCATAATAATAAAAAAAATAAATCAAAAATAATAAATATTCATTTTAAAGTATTTAAACATTAATTTTAATTATACTTATATTCGTAAAATGGAATCTAATTCTACTACTGACTTACCTACTTCTACTGGTGAAAAGAAACAAACTAGACTTGTTGATGTTCCTATTGATTCTCCTCAAGAAGCATTACAATTAATTGTTACTTTTGTTCATTTAGCTCAAAAGAGAGGCGCATTTACATTAGATGAATCTGCAAAACTATGGGAATGTATTAAAAAATTTCAATAAATATGTAAATTATATTATTATTATTATTTTCAATTTATATAATAATAATAATGAATTTCACTCCTTTAGAAGATGCATATCAAATACATCATATAAATTCAAATACTTATGGCGGTTTAATTAATTATAGCCCTATCTGTATTTATTGCAAAAATAATATTTCAATTGCTTTAGGACAACACGGAGGAGCATTTAGACAATGTGCTAAATGTAAAAAGAACTTTAGAGCTAATGTTATTTCTCAACCAGTTCAAAATTTCAGCTATTCTACTCATCATCTAAAGGGAACAAACTAACAAAATGTTATTTAGTTTTTCAATATATTTTGTTTTTATTTATATATGAGTATAAAGTTAGAAACAATATTAGATTATTTTTTATTTTTTATCATTTTTACTAAAATAATTTTTGCTTTATCATTTACTGGTGATGTAGTTGCAAAACATTCAGATAATTATACCTTAAATGAAATTCTAGATCCACGTTTTGTTTATTGGAAAGAACGCACTGAATTTATTTTTATTGTATGCATGTCATTATTATTAATTATTCATTTTAATCCTTATTATCCTATTCATTTAGATAAAAGAAAAGACACCACTTTTTTATTTTTTATTTTTGGAATTATTTTATTAATGACAGCAAAATGGGGTTTATTCTTTAAACAAGCCAAATGGTATCCTATTTTTACAGAATTATTACGTTAATATGTTACTATTTTTTATTGAATTTTATATAAATGAAAAAAATTATTTATAATAAAACCATAGGCGAAATATGGCTTTGGATGATATTCTTTGAATGGATTCTTACTTTTTTTAATTGAAAAAAAAATTACTTAATTTACAAAATTATTACAAATAATTAAATCTAATATGATGTGGGTTTCTTCTATCTCTTAAAACAATGAATTCTTCATCTTGATCAACATATTCATTATACTTTTCATCATAAATTTCATCTTGTTTTTCTTGTTCTAAATCTTCTTCATTATCTGGATTATAATCATAATCTTCTAAATCGTCTTCTAAATCATCATCTGAATCATCTTCTGAAGCATCTTCTAAATCATCATCTGGATTATAATCTTCATCTTCTAAATCATCTTCTTCCAAATCTTCTTCCAAATCTTCTTCCAAATCTTCTTCTAAATCGTCTTCTAAATCGTCTTCTAAATCGTCTTCTAAATCATCTTCTTCCAAATCGTCTTCTAAATCATCTTCCAAATTTTCTAAATCATCGTCTTCTAAATCGTCATCTTTAACAACATATTTTTTTACGCTTTTAAATAATTTTCCAAAATATTTATTTGTTGTTTTTTGAACGTTTTTAAGTTGTTCATAAACAATATTTAATATTCTTTTTTCTTCAACTGAATTTGGAATAAATTCAGATTGATTAATTTTTTTATTTATTTTTTCTATATTATCATTTAAAATAGTTAATTTTAATTTTAATTTTAATTTTAATTTCATATTGATTTCCTCATCTAAAATTACTTTATTTAAATAATAATTTATATTATAATAAATCTCACTAATTAATCTTAAATGATCAAAATATTTTGTTCTGTCTTTCTCAGATATGTTATTAAAATACATTGATTTAGTTACATATGATGTAAACCATTTCCATGCTGGAAAATGTTTTTCTCTATTGTTGTTTTTTAAACTCATTCTTTAAACTATTACTATTACCAATTTCTATTGAAGATTTTATAATTTCAATTTTTTTTTAATAAAATATCTTCTAATTCTTTAATTCTATCATCCTTCTTTTTTATTTCTTCATTAATATTTTTTTTGAACTCATCTATTTTTTTAATAGCATTTTCTATAGCTAAGGAGGTTCTGTCAGCTTCCGATTTCATAAGTAAAATAATAATAATTGTTACTATTATTGCAATAATTTCTATAGGATATTGTATTAAAATTTGTTTTAATAAATTAAAGAACTTATAAATAATTGGTAAACCTAATGTTATATATAATCCTATAAATGGTCCAGAAACTATTATTGCATTGGATATCATAATTGTAATAGCCGCAAAATTATATAGAGGAAATATATTATTATTTTGATCTTGAATGAATAGCATTTTTTAAATTACTTTTTAAAGAAAAAAAGAATAAAAAAATGATTTCAATTTTTTTATTTTATTTTTTTTTTATTTTTATTTTTTATTTTTATTTTTTATTTTTTATTTTTTATTTTTTATTTTTTATTTTTTATTTTTTAATTTGGATTTTCATTCATGTAACCTAGTATATCAGAATTAATATTTTCATATATTTGTCTTGATTTTCTTTCATAAATAAAAGGTCTTCCTCTTAAAGAAATATTGTGCTCTATAAATAATAAACTTTTTATTAAATCTTCATAACTAATTCCTCTTTCTAATAATTTATCAGTAATATAATCTACATAATGATTTTCTTGTCCTTCTTCATCTTCTTCTTCTATTTCTTCTTCTTCTATTTCTTCTTCATTAATTCTTTGATGAAACATTCTGAAAGATGTTAAAGAATTGTCTAAATTTATTTGTTCAAACCATTCATCTTCATCTTCTTCATCTTCTTCATCTTCTTCCTCAACTTCTTTAGCTAAAACTTCACGACAATAAGGACATGAAAATCCATTATGAGCTGCATTTTGTAGCAAACATGAACAATGAAATTCATGACCACATATTGTTTTTACTTTGTTTGATGAGTCATTCATAATTTCCATGCAAATAGGGCATTCCATTTTTGAATATTTGAATATTTGAATTGTTAAATTATATTTATATTGAATGGTTAGGTGTAGAAAAAATTTCAATTTTTTTTATTTAAATACTAATTTACGTGTAACAAAAAAAATAAAAAAAAAGTTTTTTAATATTTTTAGTTTTTAAAATTTATATGATTAAAAAAAAAAATTGAAATTTTTTTAAAAAAATGGGTTGTCACAAATTTTATAATATTACCAAAATTTTTACCAAATATGTCTCAAATTGAATTACAGGCGCTTATTGATGAACGCATGAAACGTTTCAATTATTTACTAGAGAAATCACAATTCAATTTTAAACAATATCAATATGATGGTGTTGAATGGTGTTTAAAAAATGAGCTAAGACCGTTATTACCAAATGGTATCCGCGGTGGTTTCATTGCAGATGAAATGGGTTTAGGTAAAACTATAATGATGATTGGACTGATGTTTGTAAATTTTCTGCCAAGAACCTTGATAGTAGTTCCTCCAGTTTTAATACATCAATGGCAAAAAGAAATTTATAAGGCAACAGGTCACAATTCATTATTATATTACGGTTCATCAAAGAAAAAAATTTCATTAGAAAATTTAAATAGTTCTCATATTGTTCTAACTACTTACGATACAATTATTCCAGATAAATGTTTATTAAAAAATATTATTTGGAATCGTATCATATTTGATGAAGCTCATCACCTACGTAATTGTAAAACAAAGCGATTTATCAATTGTAAAAATATAAAATCTAGAGTAAGATGGCTTGTAACAGGAACCCCCGTTCAAAATAAAAAACAAGATTTTTATAATTTATGTTTTGCAGCTGGAATGAAACCTACCTTTTATGCAGAACCAGCTAATTTGGCTTTTATCGTAAATAATTATATTTTGCGTAGAACAAAAAATGAAGTTGGAATAATTTTACCTTCCCTTTTTAAAAATGATTGCAATGTAAATTGGAATCATCCAAAGGAGAAATTACTAGCAGAGGAAATTCATTCTTTACTTCCTAACCAAACTGGAGTATCAATTGATAAAAAGAAGAAATTAGGTGAAATATTTGGTTCAAAAGGAGCATTAATGGCAATTTTGAGAGCAAGACAAAGTTGTATTTTACCAAGTTTAATGAAAAAGACAATTGATTTATTTCTAGAATTGGGTTATCTTGGAAAAGAATATGAAGAAGCATTAGACTATAGTAGTAAAATAGATTCTGTAATTGATTTGATAATTCAAAGGAAAGAAAATGGGAAAGGAAAAATAGTTTTCTGTCATTTTAGAGAAGAAATAGATTCAATAAAGAAAAGATTGATTGAAAAAGGATTTTTAAAACAAAATGTTGTAACATTTGATGGACGTAATACATCTTCTTTAACCAAAATGTTAGATATTTTTGTAGAGGGAACTTATGTATTAATTATTCAGATTCAGACTGGTTGTGAAGGTTTGAATTTGCAAGCAAGCTTTTCAGAAATATATTTTGTATCTCCTCATTGGAATCCATCAATTGAAGATCAAGCGATTGCAAGATGTCATCGTATAGGCCAGACAAAACAAGTGGATGTATTTAAATTTAAAATGAATGGATTCTCAGTTGAAGAAAAAGAAACAATATCATTAGAAAAGTATGTTACCAAAGTGCAAGAAGCTAAAAGACAAATTAGCACTCAATTATTGGAGCACGTTCAATAGATTTTTATAAATATTTGTAAATAAATATATATTCTTTTTTTAATCTAATTTTTTAGATTCAAGTAAGAATAAAATTCTAATGAAAATGCAATTAATTGACCAATTAATTCATTTTATAATAATAAATATAATAATTTAATAATTTATTAATATATTTTAATAAAATGAATTGGTTTTGTTTTTTGTATTTATTTGATATTTTGAATTATTCCAAAAATTTAAAAGGAGGAAATGATGAAAGACCATTAGATTTAGATAAAGAAAAAACTTTACATAATAATATTATTTTGAATCATGAAAAAATGATTCTATTAAAATATTTAGAGAATGAGAACATAAGTCAAATAAATAAATTAAATAAAATATATAATAATTCTCATTTCCTTGATACTCCCAATAATATTATTAGAGTTCCAAACATTAGTAAAGGACTATTATATGATTGGTAATTTTATAAAAATAATAATAAAGTTGTATATAATATTGGAAATAAATATGCAAATACCAAACCGCATATTATTTCTAATATAAAATTTATTTTTCCCAAGTATCCTTTATTAAAATGTTTTAGACCATTTCTAAAACCATAAACTCCGCCTAAAAAGACAATTAAATTATGATAATTTATCATCCAGCTTTAATTAAAGTGAATTTTGAAATATATTATTTCAATTTTTTTAGTTTTCCAAAAACTATAATTAATTTTATATTCATAAAGAGTATATTATAATATAAAATTGATTTATTAAAAGTATTTTATTTTATATTATAAAAAACTATTATCAAAATGTATAATCTAAAGCTGAAAGATTGGATAGAAAATAATAAAGATAAACTTAATTGGAAAGCTTTATCATTAAACCCAAATGCTATACCTTTATTAGAAGCAAACCCAGATAAAATTAAATGGCTTTATTTATCAGCAAATCCAAATGCTATACATTTATTAGAAGCAAACCCAGATAAAATTAATTGGTCAGGAATAATAGGAAATCCTAATGCTATACATTTAATAGCTAAAAATAAAAATAAAATTAAATGGCCTATGTTATCATGTAATTGTAATGCTATTTCTTTATTAGAACAAAATCCAGATAAAATTAATTGGCCTTTGTTATCAAGAAATCCAAACGCTATACATTTATTAGAAGCAAATCCAGATAAAATTATTTGGAATTATTTATCAGCCAATCCAAATGCTATACATTTGTTAGAAGCCAATCCAGATAAAATTAATTGGGATTATTTATCAATGAATCCAAATGCTATTCATTTGTTAGAAGCAAATCCTGATAAAATTGATTGGTATTTGTTATTAAGAAATCCAAATGCTATACCTTTATTAGAAAAAAATCTTGATAAAATTGACTGGTATATGTTATCAGCTAATTGTAATAGTATATCTTTAATAGAAAGGAATCAGGATAAATTAGAATGTTGGCATTTGTTATCAGCCAATTGTAATGCTATACATTTATTAGAAAAAAATCAAGATAAAATTAAGTGGGATTATTTATCAGAAAATCCATCTATATTTGAATTAGACTATGAAGCGTTAGATCGCCGATGTCTTATTTACAAAGAAGAACTTATTCAAAAAGTATTTCATCCTTCAAGAATACAAAAACTATTAGATATGGGAATATGTATTGATGATTTAGATGATTGTTTATAACTATATTGAAAAAAATGAAAATAAAAAATGAGTTAACTATAATTAATGGTTTGTCAATAAAAAATCCTAGTAAACATTTTGAATAAAATTTTCCATTTTTTTTAAATACTCAAGGGCTTAAATTATGTAATACAACTTTTTTGAAACGAGTCTATTTTGAATCGGATCTTTTTTGCAACTAACATATTATGTAATACATCTTTTTTGAAACGGATCTTTTTTGAAACGGGTCTTTTTTGAAACGGGTCTTTTTTGAATCGGATCTATTGTGCAACGGATCTATTGTGCAATGGATCTATTGTGCATCGGATCTATTTTGAATCGGATCTATTGTGCATCGGATCTATTTTGCAACGGATCTTTTTTGAAACGAATCTTTTTTGAAACGAATCTTTTTTGAAACGGATCTATTGTGCAACGGATCTATAGTGCAACGGATCTATAGTGCAACGGATCTATAGTGCAACGGATCTATTCCAAATACTAATTTGTCTATAAATACTATATTGGCTCCAATAGGCTTCTAGAAATGAGTAACATTTTAAAGAAATGAGTAACAAATTATAGAAATGAGTTACATTTTAAAGAAATGAGTAACATTTTAAAGAAATGAGTATAAGGTAAAAAAAGAACAATTTATTTACTGTATAAAAATGAATATAAACTAACAAAATTAATTAATAAAAATAGGGTTCTCATTATTTGAAAAGAAATTGGTATCAAATTTTCTTGTAAAATTGTATATATCAATGTCACCAGAATTATGTTTATTAATTTCAACATTCCAAAACAAATTAAGATCATGAATAATCCGATTTTCTTTCAAAGGATCTTTCAAATTTTTGATTAATTTAAAAGTATTTTCGGAATCACACCATGAATCAATATGTATATATGCTATATTAAAAACAGTATCATCTTTTAAATAAGGTATCATAGTAATAGAGCCTACTTTTGCAACACCATATTTCCATCCTCCCTCCTCCCGTAGGGAGGAGGGACAATCTGCAATATAGTCAGCGGTATATTTTAATTCAACAGAAGGTTAGAAAGAGACATGTTTTATTTGATGATATTAAATTATTTCAAATACTTTTAATTTTTTTTTTAAAAAAAATTGAATAATGAAAAGGATATAAAAATTAGTTAATAAAAATTAATAATGGGTAATTATTTATCATTTTATAAAAAATATGAAGACAAGAATTGTTATCTATGCAAGGAAAAAATAAAAATAGATGAATTAGTTAAATGTGTTAGATGTGAAATATTACTTCATTGTAAATGTGAAGAAGAAAATAGAAAAGAAAAAACATATTGCATGTGTCCTTCATGTCATAGAATAGGATCATTAGGTATTAAATACTAAAAAAAAATTGATTAGTTTTTATATTTTATATTTTTTAAAATATAAAGTAATATAAAATGTCAATTGTTAAACAACTGCATGTTAATAAGTTAGGTTTTTGTTTTGATATTACAGATATCATAAAAAGTTATTGTTTTTATGATATAATAACATGGGAGACAATCAGTTTAATAAGAAGTTCTAAAAATAGATTAAATGAATTAATAAATAATTCGTGTATATCCAGAAAAAATCCGCATGATTTTTTTGATATAGAAGCAGATAATGATGAACATTGGGTATTTTGGATATTTGATCATACAGAAAATGCAATTCAATTTCAGAGTATAAATTGTAAAATATGTGGTAATTATAAATTTACAACTAACAATGATTTTCCAGATAATATTAGATGTAATTGTTTTGACGAAAATGACAATGTGCCGCCTCTTATGGATATGGAAACTGGAATATGGATTGTTTAGATAAAAAAATAAAAAAATAAAAAAAGATTTAATTAAATTTACATGTTACAAAAATTTGTATATTTTTTATTTTTTAAAGAGAGTCTTCAATCTTATTTAATACGTACTCAATCATATCTTTACATTCAAAAACTAATTTTTTATCTCCTCTGGTTTTTCTGCTTTTCGTCATTTCTTCAATAAGTTGTAGTCCTTGTGCATAAATATTAGTTAAAAGACGTTTATCATTTTTGTTAAAAGAATAAATAATAATTTCATCAACATTAATTCTTAAATGATCATATAATTCATAAATATTTTGCACTCTTTCATGAAATGAACTGTTATTTTTTTGTTGACATTGATTTAAATATGTGAAATGTCTCATTTTATGAAATATTTCTTTTATTTTGTTAGTTTCTGGTTCTTCATATATTGAATTTTCAATAAGTCTTTGTTCTAGTTGATATTTTCTTCTTTCGTTAAATTCCTCTTGATTTCTTGAATCTCTTCTTATAAGGCCTGATCTTAGTTGCATTTTCCTGAAGGTGAATTTGAGTTAATAGTATAGATATTGGTTTTTGTTATTTTAAAAAAGTATTTCAATTTTTTTTTATTTTAATATATTTTTTAATGCACTAAAAATGTTTAAAAAAAGAATGTTCCTAGAATGTTCCTAGAATGTTCCTAGAATGTTCCTAGAATGTTC